AGAGACGAGCCTTGAAGCTGGATGCGGGAAGCTCAGCATCACCAACGAAGTTGAGCGGTAGGTAGCCATTGGCTGACTCAGCAAACACAGTCATCTTGTCTGCCGGCTGGAGCTTGTTGGCTTCAGGGAACATCCTGCCTAGCCAGAGGCTCTTGTCCTTGACGGCTGAGTTCTCAGCTTCAAAGAGAAGAACACCCTGATAGAGCTTCATCCAGTCCTGCTCAGTCTTGGGCATTCCAGCAGAGATCAGGTTAGATCCTGTGGGTAGAGCACTGAGGATGGGATCTCCACCAGAGGGAGATGGGAGAGCAGTGAAGTTCTCCTCAACCACCTTCACCAAGTCTTCCTCTACAGCGGACCACAGAGCATCTCCTGAGAGACCCTCTTCTTCATGGAGGCGGTAGAGAGACTGGCCAAGGGGCTCAAGGATGGTGTTGCGGTCACTGGAGTTGACGTTCCAGTTACCAGCCCCAGGCCACCAGCCCCACAGCAAATCACCATCACGGTGAAACACTGAGCGGTCATCGAGCTTCTTGATGGCCTTGCTTACACGGTTGCCAATGGCCAGCTTGGCTTCATTGGACAGTGTTGAAGTGTCCACAGAGTTGGGATCATTGACGATCCTATCCCATGCAGCCTTCTTGTTTGGGTCCGTAGCATAGTGCTGGAGATAGACAGCAGCACGAGCCTGATCGTACTTGGGGCCTTTACCCTTGCCAGTAGCAATCACAGACCTCATCACCTGAGAGGCGTTGGGATCTCTGCTAAGCTCTGACATGACAGCGGGAAGCATCCCGTTGGTGGCAAAGGCACCAGACTCAATGGACATGGCCAGAGCGTCCACAGACTCTCTGGGGGTGTATCCGTTGTTGGTGATTACCGAGACACCCTGAGCAGCAACCTTCTTGACAGTATCGGGGTTGGCTAGCTCTTCAGGGCCTACGCTGTTGAGCGTATCGAGGAAGGCATCCTTGAGCTTGGGTGCTGTCATCCCTGTGCCGTCTACGGCCTTGGGATTCTTCAGTAGTTCACGGATGCTTGATAGCTGGGTGACGTTCTCAGGAGCCAATGGGTTAGCCAAGAGCTTCTGACGTTCACCCTCAAGGGCATTGAGCACAGCACGAGCCTGGGCACGCTTGGAGGGATCAGTGAACCCTTCCATCACACCCTTCATCTCACCAGCACTAAGCTGGAGAGCGTCAAGCTGAGCCTTGAAGGCGTCACTGGCTGCCTTCTTCTGAGCAGTGGACATCTGAGAGATGTCAGTGTTCAGAGCGTTAGTGAGGGCAGCAATGGTCTGACCTTGCTCAGCCAGCATGTCAGGATCAAACGCTGAGGTGAACTCATTGAGATCCTTGAGGAGCGTAGCTGGGTCTTCCCCACGAGCACTCCTCACAAGAAGCTGATTGGCAAAGCCTGTGACAGCCTGGGTCTCAGTGGCCTGAGCCAGCCCAAGGAGCATCTGGTATTCCTGCTCACGTTCCTTGCGGTCCTGAGGAGGGAGAGCTTCAAGGGCCTTCATGGCTTCACCAATCTGAGCCTTAGCCTCAACCGTATCGGTGATGGTCTTCACCCTACGGGAGACCCCCACAGCCTTGTTGATGGCTGAGCCGATGTCAGCATTGGACTGGGCTTGCTTGTAGTTCGCAGCCTGGAGGAGCCCCTGGAGGGCCATACCCTTCTGGGTGCCCTTCACAGTGGGATCTTCCACCAGCTTCCTAAGGGCAGTTAGGTCAGCCTCAGGGAGAGGCTTCTGGTCAAGGGCTGCCAGTTGGATGCCAGCAATCTTGACGGCAATGGAGTTTCCAAGGGCAGCCTGAGCACCCTTCTCCATGACCATTCCCACCTCAGCATCCCAGTTGGCTCTAGTGAGCCCAGTAGCAGCCCCGTGTGCCTCCCAGAGCCCTTCTGAGACCTTGAGGGCTGTCTGGACATCACCAGACTCAGCAAGGCTCTGGAGGCGTTCTAGGCCGGTCTGTAGGGCTCCTGAGCGGTTGGTATTGTTGACCTGGATTACACGGGTCTTGAGGGCTACTGAGAGTTCAGAGCGGAGACGCTCATAGGCACCCTTACGAGTGTCCTCTACGAGAGTCCCATTCTCCTTCTCATACTCAGCTAGGGAGTCCTCAGCTACACCATCCAGGATCTCATCCCATTGGTCAGGGGGCTTACCAAAGAGGGGGTTACTAGCCTGACCCTCAAAGTCCACACGGGCTGTGTAGTCATTGGCGATGTCAGGGGCGAGCTTCTCGCCTAGACCCTTGAGCTTCTCCTGCATCTGGAGCTTGACGTAGTTCTGGTTGGCAAGGGTATTGGCTACCCCAGCAGCACCCACCACAGCAACCTTAGCGAACTTGGAGAAGGCTGATTCGACTACGACAGGGCTGGCGAGGGGTCTTACCTCAGCATCTACAGTCGTACCCGGCATACGGATACCCCTAGGGGCTCTGTCACCAGGAAGGCTTATGCGGGTGAGTCGTCCACCCTGTTCGAGTCTACTCATGTAGTTGATTTCTTACCGAGGGTGAAGTCCCACTCGGATGTACGAAGATTCTCAAAGGAGTTAAAGAGACCAAGGCCAGAGTTCAGGACATCCAGAGAGAGGAGTCCGGGGGTGTTGTTCTGGATCTCTTGGACCTGAGACAAAGCACCCGTGTACGCCTGAGAGATTTGGCTCTTGGCGTTCTGGTCAATGGTGTTGGAGTCAATGAAGCCCTTGGCCAGCACTGACGTTTCAAGGTCGTGGGCTGTACCTGAGTTGGAGCCAGTACCAGACTCAGAACTGAGCACCGCAATCTCACCAAGGACTTGGCGAGTGCGATACCCAAGGCTTTCCTTCTGGGTAGCCTGGGAACTCTTGATCTGAGCGTAGGTGGTCCTGAACTGACGGGCTACCAGCTTGGCAGCATCGTTGGCTTTGGACTGAGCATCCAGATTGCCGAAGAGGCTGAGGAGACCACCACCAATGCCTGCCCCTAGAGAGATGAAACTACTCAACTTCTCCACCTTTCAGAATACTCAACAGTGAAGTCTAGCTGAGTGAAGTTTGAGGGCATTGGAGTATTGTTCGAGAGTCTGAGTGTGTAGACACCTGAATCAAACAGGAGAGTAGTTTCGTACTTGCCTGACTTGATCTGTCTACCGTCAGTCACAGAGCTAGGCCCACCAGTGATGGCTGGGGAGACCTTGGCAATGCGTACTGAGCCCAGAGGGCCAACAGACTGGATTTCAAAGTAGCCTGTGTCCTTGTAGTTCACAGTCACGGTACGGATGGTGGTAGTTCCGAGGTTCTGGGTGTTACCCTGAGAATCACGGACATACACATCACCAATATCAACGTAGTGATTGAAGTTCCTACCGAAGTAGTAGATGCCTTCATTGTACCGACCATTGAACACAAAGGACATTGTTCCTGCACCAGTGTTCACGATGTAGGAGAACGGAAGCACACGCTTCCCAGCATAGACTCCAGAGGCATGGATGAGTTCAAAGGTGCTTTGCTTATAGATCAAGCACGCATCCACAAAGGGCACAGTGAGAGTCGTCCTATCGGTAATGTTGTTGTAGGACACCGAGTAGGAGCCTGGGAGGGAGGCCATGTTGAGCCTCTCACTCCAGTCTAGTCCTGGGAAGAAGGTGAGATCATCTGTGCCTGCTCGCTCTCTGAGGGAGATCCTGACAAGGGTGTAGGTCGCTCCATCAACAGCCGTAGTCGGAACAGACGAGGCTTCTGTGTAGGTTCCTCCATAGTACGCTTGTCGTACAAGGAGCCAAAGATCATCGTCAATAACTGTGCCGCCGAGGACAGCATCGACATCTGCAAACTCCCAAGTTGACCACGCACTCTGGGCCTTTTCATCAGCAATCCAGAAGTAGCGGTATGGCCACACCTTGTTAGAGTAGGTTGAGTTGAAGACCACGAGAGTTCCGTGCTTCTCTGAGGATGCCAACTGAGTGGCACCAGCAGGGACGTAGGACTCACAGTGGGCTGTGACGTTGTAGGCAAACGCTCCAGTGCCGTTGCCAGCCTGGAGGTAATACTCGTACACCGTCAGTGGGAAAGCCCCCTCAGTCACGAAGTACAACTGCTTACCCTCAGTCACGGGCATGACATCAGGGGAGTTGTCGTACTTCAGAGTGGGAACAAGATTAGCTGAAGTAGGAGTGAGAGGAGACTCGTCTGAGCGAAGCTCGAAGATGATTCCACTCTCAGTGAACACCTCAAGCACACCACTGAAGGGAACCAAGTGGGTGATGGGGGTCACACGGGTAGTGCTGGTCTGGATGTCAATGCGGTCAGAGTCAACCACATCGGTGTAGTCCACGAGCCAGAAGTTGGAGTAGTCCCCAGCCTCAGAGCAAGTGATACCTTCACCAGCAGCAATCACCAGACGATCCCTGAAGAGAGTCAGGGCACTGATCTTCTTGCCAATGAAGCCGGGCTTCTTGTTGGTGTCGTTGTCTCCACAGAAGCGGGGCTTCCAGGAACGAACACTCACCTCAAAGAAGACATCCCCAGCAGTCAGGGACAGTGAGGGGTAAGCAGCAACGTCACCAGACGTAGCAACCTTCCTCACCAGTTGGACAGGCATGGTGTCCGCGTTGAAGTAGCAGTCAGGGACTCCAGGCTCAGGGAAGCGGGTGTAGTCAAACTTGTCGTCACCTGAGTTGTAGACGCCCTTACGCCAGCCAATAGGTCCAGCAGGGGAGTTCTTCTTCACCTCAAGGTAGACAGGATCTTCCATAACAGCCTGATTGGCTGGGTTGTCCCACTTGGAGCAGTTGTACTTCCGGGGGAGAAGATCAGCCGTCTCCACCCATCGACGCTCATACTTGAAGTCCGTACCGCCAATGGTGTACTCACGAGCATTGGCCTGAGTCTTGTAGTACCCCTTCTTGAGATCAACCTCCAAGGATGGATCAGCAGCACGGTAGGGGTGAGCCTTGTCTGCGTAGTAGAACTTGTTGGTGGTTCCACTGCCGGGGAACTCACTCACAGAGGAGTACCGTCCAACCAGATCACCACCAGAGATGGTGAACATGGCAATGCCGTAGTTGGGCTGGGAACTCTGGAGAGTCGCCACAGTGACATCACGGTTGTAGATCAGCGTGGTGTCCACAATCGTGAGGAAACCAAGGTTGGCCTTGGCTGAGGTCACATAGGTCTTGGCAGCAGCAGAGGCATACCCAATCTTCATCTTGGTCACAGAAGACCCAGTGAACTGGTAGACCTCAAGCGGTGTGGTGCCGTCATTGGCGTGTAGGACAACGTAACGCTCATTGGAGTCACGGTCGATCCAATGCGTTCCAACGTCCGTGGAGACGCCGTAGGCTGTCCCTGGGAGCTTGCCAGCCCTGAGGGAACCAGGACGCTTCTCAATACCACGGGCAACTGTGACGAGACCATTGACGATCTCCTCAACCTGATCGTTGCGTCTCAGGGTACGAGGCTGCCTGCTAACCCCTCCAAAGAGGGAAGGCATAGAGGTAGGGACAGTTGGCATGTTTTAGTAGCGAGCGATGGGATTGAATCGTCTGCCTGCAATGGCAGCAGCTTCATAGTTGGAGTGGAAGAGATTGCGTTTGTTCTGCCTAGTGTCCTCAGCAATGGCCATAGCCTTGCTCTCCATCTCACGGGAGATCAACTCCTGAGAGACTGAGCCCGAGCCACGGACAGCCCTGTAGAGTTCTACAGTGGCCTTGTCGATGACCCAGCGTTGGAACGTAGGAGGGAGATCCTCAAAGTCCAAGTCAATGGACAGGAGGGCCTCATAGGCGAGGGTGAACACATCTGTGTCATCGTCCATGTTGTAGAGACGATCACCACGAATGGCAATCATGGGCTGGTCGATGGAGCTAGTCTTGTCCTTCACGATCTGAAGGAAGTCACTAGCCACAGGGATGTACCCAGAGACATCAGGAGTGAGAGTACGCCTGACGGTGTTGAACCAGTAGCCACAGGACAGGATCTCAGTCTTCACCCTGTCAAGGACAGAGGAGGCAACAGATCCGTTGAGATTCTCAGGGTCACTCAGACTGGTGATGGGGGCCTGAGCAATGGACAGCAGCATCTCATTGACTGCATCAAGTTTGGTTGGTCTAGCCATTTATACCATCTGAATGATTCTTGGATTGGTAGGAGGAGTGGGAGGAGTCCCACCCGTGTAGTTCACAGTGAATCCAGCGATGTCCAGATAGAGTTCAGGGACAGAGGTTTGACCCTCAATACCACAGTTCATCTGGAAGATAGCTCCCCACTTACGAGCCCCAGTACCATTGATGATGGCGTCTGAGATGTGGGTGTTCAGCGTGGGAGAGGACCGAGTAGGAACTCCCACAGAAGCATCAGCCCAAGTGTTGGTAGCAATGTCTGAGCGTGGGTAGATGGTTACTGACTTAGTACCACCTCCCCAGGATCCAGGGACGTTGAGAGCTTCACGACTGTTGTACTCACCACCAGGGTGAATGTCAGCAGTAGCAAAGCGAGGGACAAACCACTTCACCGTGGAGCCGTCATCAAAGAACATGGCTACACAAGTAGCAAAGGCACTGGAGGACCAAGCACCATTGGTGGTCAGATCAAACTCCAGATTGATGGAGTCGATGGTTGACCCAGATGGAACGTGGGAAGCCTCAGTGGCCGTAGCCACAACGACCTTAGCCACACACTCACCCGTACCCGTCTGAGGGACGTTGTAAAAGGTGTAGGGATTGGAGCCAATGGGAGTCCTCAGGTAGCTGGCTGTGTTCCAAGGGGAACTAGGGCCAGCACGGCACAGAGGGGCGTTCCAATCGTTACCAGCACCATCAGCAGAGTTGGTGGGGAGGTTAGAGCCTGACAGTCCTAGGGACTGAGAGCCCACACCAGAGTCATCCACCAAGGTGATAGTAAATGGGACTTTAACAGTAGACATCGTAGAAAAGCCTCCAAGGCTTGTTGGGCCTTAGAGGCCGGTAGCGAAGCTCCTTGCGAGGGAGCACTATGCGAAATGCAAGGGGTGGGAGTTGAACCCACAAAGTCCGAAGACAACTGGTTTACAGCCAGCCTCCTTTAGCCGTTTGGATACCGCTTGCAGAACCGGGCCAATATGCACATCACCATTGCTGGGAGAGGTGTGCCCGGTGTGTTAGTTAGGGAACTCCAGCCATTGCACGGAGGAGCGGGATGACAGCCTGAGCCACCTTACCCGCCTCCTCAATAGCCTTGATACGAGCCTCCTTCTCATCGAGAGAGAGGTCTTTCATAGACTCATAGAGGAGAGTGGCCACCTGAGCATGGGCCACAATCTCATCCTTGGCACCCCAGTTGAACCCAGTCACAGTGGTCTTGTAGCCAGTGACAAGGTTCTCAACCTCAACAGACTCAACGGTACCATTACCGCCTGAGCCCAGGTTGAGCTTCTGACCATCCGCAAGGTCCAGGGTCATCACAGTCATGGGGTTGGCAGCAGCCATGCTGAAGCCTTGCCCATCAATGAGACCCATAGGGACGTTGGATGAAGCCCGGTAGTCTTCACCTGAAGTGCTTACCGAGTTCATGGCAGCGGCCCCACCATCCAGCTTCACACCGGACTTGTTGAGGCTCTGGGAGTTCAGGGAGCACGCACCCATAAGCACTGAAGCCGTTGCCAAGGGAATCAGAGTCTTCAAATTCTTCATTCGTTCCTTCTTCATTATCCGACTCGCATGATCTCAACAGATGAGAGATTAGCAAAGCGATTGTTAAAGCCAAGAGCACCCAGTTCATCAACACGGATGTTGACATACTTCTCCTTGCTGCTAGTCACGTTGAGGAAGCCACCAGAGTAGTTCAGAGACAGGGTGGTACCGTCGAACGTGAACTCACCAACAAGAGTGCCAGAGGCGTACTTGATGCGAACCTGATACGTCCCCTTGACTCGCGTGAAGTAGAACGCGGGCTCAGAGGAGTACAGTTGGTTGTTGACAGGGAAGAACTGGACCCACTCATTGGTGTGAGTGTCCAGGTGCGTAGCCTTGAGCGTAGTGGGCTCAATGCCACGGGGATCAGAGATCCGGTTACGGCTGGAGCTAGGCTTCCACATCCGAGTGCATGTGTCGATAGCCAAGTCACCAGCACGCTGCCATGCGAGGTCACCCATGTGAGTGCCGTCAAGGGACTTCTCAGGGTCAGAGGCAAAGCCAGCGTCACCGAGGAACGCATCACCAGCCCAGTCACACACGAAGTCAAAGCCGTCCACACCAACACCAGCCCGTACAAGGGCGTTGTAGGCGAGCCTAGCGGTCTGCTGGCCTGAGGTGCCTGAGCGTGCAAAGACAGTTGCCACAGCGATGTAGCGAACTCCAGCAGCCTTCAGGGCAGCACAGCAGGTCTTCAGAGAGTTGTAGGCGGTAGCCGCACTATCGCTCTGAACAAACAGATCGTTGGACGCAGCAAAGATAAAGACATCGTGAGGCAGCGTGGGGGAGAGAGCAGTGATGTCCGCCAGTCGGCCAACCTCACCAGCGTCACCAAGGCCACTAGAGGTGAGAGCACCACCAATGTCCTCAAAGGTCTGGGAGGGAGTACCGTAGTTACGGATCTCAGTGTCACCATCCAACCCAGCCTCACAGAGACGCCTGGTAAGGCCCTTCATGGCCGTAGCCATGCGTCCGTAGACCGTGGAGGAGCCCACTAGAGTCAGGCGACGTTGAGGGACACCGATGTACCCTTGAGCGATGAGGTCCGTGTAGACCTCCTGAAGCTCAGTGGTCGTAAGCTGGACACCTTCCCAGATCATCACCCGATACACAGCCCCAGGCCAGCAGCGGGTGATACCAGCAGCAGCAGAGGTAGTACCAAGGCGTCCTTGGTTAGTAGAGCCTGAGGTGCCAAAGGCACCAGCAGCCGTACCGTCATAGGTGTAGCCGTTGTGACGGAAGTTGAATCCACCAGCAGTGGACGCAAAGGCGTACATGGATCGACCATGCACAGCAATGATCCCCGTATCCACAAAGCCTGAGCCTGTGTGAGTACGGATGGAACTCTTGGGCCACGGAGCACTGGTAGCAGGAGTGCCGTTGAGAACCTGGAGCAAGCACGCAGCACCGCTCTGAGGGCGGAACAGGTAGTTGTCGTGGTCAGCAACAGCAGACGTAGCGGTATCCGCTGTAGTGCAAGCCTCCATCTCAGCCACAATCACATAGGTGCAAGGCGGATCAAGATTGAAGGTGCTCTCAAAGTCCAGATAGCGAGGAGTCGTGTAGAGGCTGGTAGCAGGATCGTACTTACCAGATCCACCCTCCTTATCAAACACGATGCAGGGGATAGGACCAGATTCATCCAGAAGAGGACGGTATCCGGGAGTAGCCTGAGACATAGTACGGGGAGTTGCCCCAGCACCAGTCCAACTAATCACTCGTCCATTGGGATCAGTCTTGGTGTTGACACCAGGAATCCAGTCACAAGTAGGAGTAGGGTATGTCATAGATTCCTTTAGAGAAGACGAACCATAGAGACAGAGACATCAACCAGTCGATTGTTGAATCCAACCAAGCCTGAGTTGTTGATGATGTTGATGTTTGAGGATGTATTGACCGTGTTGCTGAACACAGCAGTGCCGCCAGCACGGATGATGTTGATGACGTTGAGATCAGGATCCCACATCAGGATGATGCCGTAAACGTTGGGGCCTGCTGGGTCTTTGGCGTGAACCAAGTACACACCCGCCTTCAGGGACAGGTTGTGAGTAACAGTTGAGCCCGTAGTGGCAGGGACAATACCGAGGTCAATAACCCCAGTCATAGGAGTATTCGTGGACATTTGATTCCAAAAGGAAAAAAGCCCAACCCAACGGTTAGGCTGAGTTGGGCGGGCAAAGGAGAACGAAGAGGCGGTTTAGCCGAGGTACATGATCTCGCACTGCTGATCCACGGTGAGGCGGTTGTTGAGACCGAGTTCACCAGAGGTCAGGAGCACAGCAACGTCACCGGCCGTTGAGCTAGTGTTGGTGTCGCTGGAGTCCGAACTGGACAGGATCTTGACCTGAGAGCTAGATGCGAGACTGTTGTAGTTGAAAAGGAACTCTCGAACCACACCGCTCGCCACACCACTCGAAAGAGCGGTCAGACGAACACGGTAGTCTCCACCCAGCGAGGCGAAGTTGAAGGAAGCAGTGGTGGTCGAACCCTGATCTGCCAAAGTACCGAAGTTGATCCAGCGACCACGTTCACGGTGGATCGCGGGAGTCTTATCAGCCTGGGGCGGAGCGTAACCAACTGCCAGAGGATCACGAATAGCCATAGTAGTTTTAGTCCTTTCCTATTAGCTCGTGGCGACTGCGTAGCTGGTTTCAGTCGTGAACAGGTTGAGGGCAGCGTTGGCGGTGGCGTTGAGGCCAGAGACAGCACCAGACGAAGTACCCTGGATGAAGCTGATAGCCGCATCGGGACGCAGAGCGTCACAACCGAAGAGGCCCTTCACCACAACGAAGTCTTCCAGGCGACGGGTATCACGCTGGGTCTCGTAGGTGATGCCCACCTTGGTCAAGTGGCCAACAGCAGCAGGAGCCCAGGCAACAGCCTTGATCTTGGCCGTGGACCACGGAGCACCGTACTTGGGCTCAGGCCAGAGGGCACTGGTCGGATCAACCGAAACGTCAGCCGAGGGCCAACGGTTGGTCGGGAAGACCATGATGTTGCCGATCATCGCAAACGTCGGGACAGGCGACTGGTCACCAGGCTTGAACGGGTTGTTGAAGTCCCCGTGGAAGTTGATGGGCAGAAGGTCCGTGTTACGAGCGTAGATCCAGTCGAACCAAGCATCAGTCGGGATCGCTCCGTAGAACGGACCCTGCATGTTCTTGTGCTCGAAGATTTCGCTCGCCTTGATGAAGGCGTCGTAGTAGTTGATCGCACGAGTAGAGCGAGTAGAGTTCTCGAAGTCCGAGCACAGCACGCTACCACCGGGGTGGAGGATGTTGGGCTGACGGCCAGTATCGAGTAGGCTCTTACTCCACTGGTTAGTACCACTGACAAGCGGAACGTAGATATCGTTGGACTTGTTGGTGTTGTCGCTCGTGCCGCTGGAACCACGGTTGGTGTAGATCAGCGAAGCACGGAAGATGGTGGCCAGAGCGTTGATGTCGTTCTTGCGAGCAAGAGCGTAACCAGCCTTGGCAGTCATCTCACCACGGAGGTCAGTCTGCTGGAGAACAACATCGAAGTCGTAGTAACCAAGCGAGACAACCATCGGGCGGTCAATACGGATGAACCGCTCAGCAGCCCGGAAGTCCTGACCAGCAAGCTCCTGACCACGCTGGTGGTATTCAGCGTTCAGTTCGCCGGTAGCAAGGAACTGAGCCTTGTCACCGCTGGTAATGGACTTAGAGAGAACCTTGTCGATGAAGGCAGTCTTGTCCTCCATCGCCTTTTGAGTTTCCAGACTTGCCATCGTAAGGAGCAAGTCACGATCATTCGTGTCGGTAGCCGGTCGTGAGGCCGCATTAAGCGGGACCGGATACGAAGTAGTAGAAGGCATTGAAATCCTTGTGTGTTGAACCTGTGTTCAGCACTCACAGGGATTGTCCTGTAGCACTCAGGGCCTAGTGGTTGTCCTGAGTCAAAGGGTCCGTAGAGATACTGTGATAGATGAACCTGACATCAGAGATCCGTAGAGTCTGAAGTGAGGGTCTATCGCTTCTGCTTCATGGTGGCAGCAACCCGAGCCTTAACGTCTTCTTGGTAGGCCGGGTCTTTGCTGTAGCGAGGATCTCGCATAGCAGCCAGAGCTTCCTGCATGGAGCGGAATGGAGAGGCACTGTTATTGGGGTTAGAGTTCACAACGGAAGGCTCATACATCGGATGAGAGTTGGGAGGCTTGCCGTTGTACATTTCGTAGCGAGCGTTCAGGCCGAGAACAATGTTCTGCCAGCCCGGCATCTTGAGTTGCTTGTCAAGAGCGTTAAGCTCAGCGGGAGAGAGGCTCTGCTGAGCCCAGCCCACGAGAGCCTGGAGCTTCTCCTGACCACCCACAAGCTGAGCAGCTTCATTAAGCTGGCCAGCACGGGCAGTCTGCATGGTGTCGCCGAGTCGCTGGATAACAGCCTTGGGAACGCCAGCAGCTTCAGCCTGGGCGATTCGCTCATCAGTGAGCGTACCCTGAGCGGCCTCATCAAAGAGAGCATCCCAGTCCTTCTCAGAGAAGGTAGCCGGTTTGTTCTCAGGGGCCTTGAGGCTCAGAGTGTTCGGAGTATTGGAGGGAGTGGGGGAGGACGGGGGACTCCCCTTACTCCGCTCCAGATGTGTGTACGATTCAGAGAGAGCCTTGAGAGATTCCTCCATCGTGGGACGGATGAACTTCTCAGGGATACCCTTAGCCCACTCTGCTACCTGAGGAGGAACAGCGGGAGTGTTGGGGTCATTGGGGAGAACGGTTGTAGCGGTGATCTGACTCATTGACTCTTCGCAGCTTGATTCTCAGCCATTGCCCCAAGTGAGGCGATAGCCTGTTGCTGGGCCAATCGGTTAGCCCGAATCTTCTGCACTTCCTCTTCAGTTCGTTTGATGTTTCGGTTATTGATGTTGAGAGCGGTAACGGTGGACTCAATGAACTCAGGGATGTTGAGGTAGTCCATGTTGTCAGGACCAAGGGCAGTCAGGACACCACTGAGCGTCTGGAGCTTGTAGAACTCCTGCTCACGGCCCAGAGCCTCAAAGCCTGTGACAATGACTGGCTTGATAGCGTCATCCATCTCAGCCTCAAGCTCCTTGGCCTCAATCATCCGTTCGATGATGAGTTCAATCAGAGGGAGCATGAGTTCACGAGACAGGTGGGTGTAGATACCACCCTTACCACCATCAAGCTCTTGAGCGAGAATACGAATCTGGGTAGCCGTAGGTCTCTCAACGTCAGGCTGAATAGCCGAGTTGAGGAGGAAGGCATAGCCTAGACGATTCTCAATCACCTGAGCCTGTTGAACAGCAGTCTGGAGATTGGCCGAGAGATCAGCCACCAGAGGGAGTACGTCTTCCTGCTTACCAGGAACATACTCACCGTTCTCTGCATTGTTGATGTCATCCACCTTGGTGTACCCTGTGGGGTTGACAAGGAAGACGACACGAGAGCTAGCAGCAGCAGCCTCATTGATGGACTTCTGTAGACCGTCGTAGGTACGAAGGTCACCCAGGAGATCCTCCACCATGCTACGAGCGTAGTGTTCTCCAGCCATAGCCTTCCAGCGAGGAAGTACAAAGGGGCAACGCTTACGAGTAGTAGGGGGATTGAGACGCTGCCCACAGACCTCCTGAACAATCACCCACTTGTGTTTCTCAGGGGTGTTCTCAGGGATCTTGGCATCAGCACTACCAGTCTTCTCGTAGTAAGCCTTCTGGGCAGCACTGGTGAACAGGGCTACCTGACGGATCTTACTGTCATCACTGTCCAACAGAACCTTTAGGTCTTGGTTGGCGTTGATGACTTCAATGGGCAGTGTGGCTACGTCCACATAGTCACGAGTAATGACTTCTAGTGGCGTACCATCAGGCTGCCTCTGGACTACAAACTGGTCAAGTCGATAGACACGAGCATTGAGATCCTTGGTCACATACACAGCAGCACAACTAGCGACTGCCAGTTGTTCTACAGTAGTGTGAAGACCAATGCGAATGTTGCTGGACTGAATCCTCTGCATGATCCGCTGCTCACGCTGCTGGAGAGCAGCATCCATAGCAGCAGGAATGTCCTCATCAGGAGAGATACCATCAGGGTCAATCATCAACCTGAATGGAGGATCAAGAGGAGGCAGTAGGGCTGTGGTGATTGCAGAAGTGATGTTCTGAATACCACGAGCACCAAGAGACTGATGCGGGATTGTGAGCGGTGTAGACTCGTTAGTGTTTTCGTAGGGCAACGCACTAGGGATGGTCAGAGCAGCACAAGCTCTCTGCCTATCCAGGTGGGTTTGCCGTTGACCATTCAGTAGAGCGAACCTCTTACCGATAGGTCCAACTTCAGTAGCACTCAATAGGGTTTACTCGCAAGAGATAGACCCTGACCAGAGTTGTTGTTGGGCACCATGAGATCCACAAGGAACTCATTACGCCCCTGCTTCTGAGGAGTCTGTTGACGTTTAGATTTGAGCATGGATGCCAAGTCCTCTTCAGCCTTTGGCTTGGGAGGCTTTGGAGGCTTGGGAAGTGAGGGGGCACCAAAGAGTGAGCCTATGCTTCACCTCCAGTAGAGTGTAAAAGAGATCGTAGGGATTACGAGCCAAAGGGAACCTGAACCCACAACTGTGTAGACACCACTGTGTGAGATACAAACAGTTCAAAGGCAGCCCTAAGAGTCTAAGAGACTCTCTAGGCCAACAGAGATCCACTAGGGACCACATCTTTTCAACCCTTGTCCCAAAGACTAAAGGCTCTAAGAGTCTCTTTGGGTTGGGGTTTTGGTTATGTAGTTTTAGTGGGAGGGTTAAGGAGAGGGTTTTGGGTGGAAGGAGGTTTTGGTACTCTTTAGACTCATAGACCTCTAGGCCCCTAGAGTACCCTATGTCCACTATATGCCCATAGACCTCAAAGGCTACATGGGAACATCCCCATGACTCATTGAGTATCCTAGGGAGTACCCCATGTTGGTACTCGTAGAACCACACCAGACAGTGCCCAGTTCCCGGATAAGCGGCATCGTCTAAGCCACTTTGGTATAGGTCTTGTGAATGTAGTCCTTCATCAAGTACCTGTTGAACCAAACCCACCAGCACCTCTGACTGTCTCTGAGAGAGCTTCAACCTTCACAATCTTGGCCTGTGTGACTTCACAAAGCACAGCCTGTGCAATGCGGTCACCACGCTTGATGTTATAGGCGTCTTCAGCACCTTGGTAGAGCACAATGACACCCACCTCACCACGGTAATCTGAGTCAACAGTACCAGGAGAGTTGGGGATCAGTAGACCCTGCTTGGCTACACTGGAGCGTGGACGAATCTGAAGTTCGTAGCCCTTAGGAACCTCAACCTTAATGCCAGTCCAGATCACACGGATCTGACCGTGCTCTATACGAAAGTCCTCACGAGCCACAAGGTCAAAGCCTGAGGCTCCTTGGGTAGCATAGTCAGGCTCACACAGTTCATCCAGGACTTGGACCTTTAGCTCAATGGCCTTAGACTCCGCAAGTGCCGCCTTTACCTGTGATGGTGCAGACATCTGCTGCTTCTTCGACAAACTCTTCTCCAGTCTTATTGATTGCTTCGTTGTAGGGGACGGTAGTGAGGGGCTGTCCACCTCTGGCTCCATCGGGGTAGCATGTGAATCCACGGAGCCTGTGGGCGTACTTAGCCAACACCTCAGCGAATCCCTCAACCTTGTCTTCGTTGTTCAGTTCAGAGCCCCAAGCAGGCAGGTTGATAGTGCTGCTAATGGCCATGTCCACATAGTCCTGAACGTCAGCCTGGAACTTGATGCGTCTCTCAACGTCACCAGCCAGCGTCAGGGCAGTCTCAATGGAGTCAGGGTCCACACCCAGATCACTCACCAGCTTGGCAGCCACGGGGTCTACAACGTACTGGTAGTGATGCTGGAGGTTCTTCAGGTAGCGTCTCTTGTACGCCACAGCGAACAGGGGCTCAATGCCCGTGGTGGTCCCAGCCATGATGCCAATGGTGCCCGTGGGGGCAATGGCTCTAGTAGCCACAGGGACAGAGACTTCAAGCACCTTGGCCCACCAGTCGGCTGCTGAGGCACTTCCTTGGGCGTAGGAGGCGAGCCATTGGTGAAGCTCCGGGACTACCTCATAGCGGTAGCCACGCTTCAGGAGCCATTCATGGACGCCCATGAGGCCCAGGCCAAGGCGTCTGTTCTTCTCCCTCACCTGCTTCACCTTCTCGTAGGGAAGCTGGGCCTTGATGGTCCCACAGAGGAGGAAGCAGATGGACAGGTCCACACAG